CGTCGCCGTAGCCGTCGCCGTAGGACGTGTGAGCGTTCTCGCCCAACGAGGCGACCATGCCGGGGGTCACAGGTGCGACTCCCACGCCGAGGCGTCCACCGCGATCGTGGCGACCACCGCCAGGTCGTGGAGTTCGACGGTGCCGCACTGGTCGAGGACCGTGTCGGCGAGGGGACCGGACCGCAGCTCGCCGAGGCCCTTGCTGGTGCCCCACCGGCGGATGACGGAGGCGTCGGTGAGGGCGACGTGTTCGTCGTCGCGGGTGTAGCGGCCGACGAACACGAACCCGCGTTGCGCGATCACGATGCGGACCGGTGCGTCGGTGGTGACGGGGGCGTAGTCGACGCCGTTGACGGTGATGGTGTCCATGTTGTTGTTCTCCTTGTTGGGGTTGGTTGGTTGGAGGTCGCTGGCGTTCACGCTTCGCCCCAGCCTTCGCCTCGCGCCCGTCGCCGGCGGGCAGCGGTGTGGGCGTCGTGGACAGCGTCGAGCTTCGTGGGGCGCTCGTAGCCGTTGCGGTAGAACCACGACGCACACGTCGCGCACCGGCCGCCGGCCCGGTCAGCGCGGGGCCGGATCTGGCAGATCTTGCAGGGGTCTTCGGCGACGGCGTGGGTGGTGGGGTCGCCGGCTTCGCCTTCGGCAAACGCGTCGTTGAGGAGTCGGACGGCTTGGTCGAGCTCTTTGGCGGCGCCGCGGACGAGGCCGCGCTGGTCGCTGGTGATGAGGTCGATGCGTCGCCGGTTGTAGGTGATCGCGGCGAGGGCCTGGTCGAGGTCGTGGCCCTTGGCGAGCTGGCGGGGCATCGGGTGGCCTTCGAGGGCGGCGGCGACGGTGAGGCGCTTCTCGGCGGCGTCGAGGTGGACGACGGCGCGTTGGTAGGCGGTGCGGCGGCGGTGGCTGCCGATGCCGATGTCGTGGCGGGCGCCGGGGACGCGGTCGGGGTCGTGGTCCTCGAGCTGCTCGGGCCGGGGCGCCTTCGGTGGCGGTGGCGTGGCGTTGGTGGCCCAGTGGCCGTCGTTCCAGGCCCAGCGGAGGGCGTCGTCGAGGAGGGCGAGGTCGCGGCGGATCATCTTGGCGAGCTCGTCGAAGGTCACGACGTGGGCCTCCACCAGGTCTCGGTGGGGCCGCCGGGCACGACCACGTCGCGGGGTTCGACTTGGGGTGCGTCGGGCGGTACCACCCAGCGGAAGCCGTCGCCGAGGCAGACGCCCTCGCACTGCGCCGACGGGAAGGCGGGGCAGTCCTTCCGGACCGTGAAGCGGCACGGCCGCAGCTCGGCGATGGCGTGGGCCAGGGGCTCGGGGTAGGCGGCTGGGTAGCCCTCGTCCTCGATCTCGGCGTCGGTGGGCTCAGCCACGACCGACCTCCTGAGTCGCGAGCCACTCGGCGAGCTGGGTGTCAGGGTCGGGGTCGTAGGGCCGACAGAGGACCTCGACGACGTCGTCGACGAGGTCGGCGATCGCGTAGTCGCCCGGGTGGTCGCCGGCGCCCGTCGAGGGGCACCAGACGACGGTGCCGTGCCGGACGACCACGGAGTGGTTCCATGGGCCCGTCTTCGATGCGACGGTGGCGATCGCCGGGATGCCGATGGTGGCGGCGGCATCGAACGCTATGAGGCCCAGGTCGATGCCCTCGTTCAAGCGGAGCCAGCGCCGCGCCGCCGTGAAGTCATGAGCGCGGGACGCGTCGAGGTTCTCGGCGACGAAGTGCGGGACCAGGGCGGGATGGTCGAGGCCGAGGATGCAGGCGATGCAGGTGCGCCAGCAGTCGCCGATCGCGTCGTCGTCCGGGCTGTGCATGCGGATCAGCTGGTGCAGCCGAGTCGGCTCATCGACGCCGATCACCTCGACGTCGAAAGGCGGTCGGGCCGCGGTGGGCTCAGGCATCGGACTTCCCCTTCCGGAAGACGAGCAACGTCGAGTAGTTCCTGCGGGCATGGACCTGCCGCCGGCCCGGGGGCTGCGACCGGTGGCCGACGAGGTGCAGCGAGTCGACGAGGACCAGGCCGAGGCCCTCGGCGTGATCGGCGAACTCCCTGGTCTGCCACCGGACCTGGCCGGAACAGACCTGGTCCTGGCACTTCACCAACAGGTGGCCGGCCGGGCGCAGGACGCGGACGCACTCGTCGATCCCGGCCCGGATCAGGGCGTGCCGGCCCTGCCACGACGTGGCCTCGCCGGCGACGCCGTAGGAGTCGTCCGACGCCGCCGGACCGCGCTGCTGGGAGGTCCCGTTCAGCTTGTACGGCGGGTCGAAGACGACGTCGTCGAAGTCGCCGTCGGGCCACGGCAGCGCGGTGAAGTCGATCGACGCGCCGACGGGTGAGCGGGTGACGTCGAGGTCAGAGGCGACAAGCTCGACGGGCCGGCGGATCTTCCAGAACCGGCCGAGCCCGTAGGTGGGGTCGAGGGTGCGGCGGTCCTCCGCGAGGTAGCCGAGCTGGAAGCATGCGGCGACGAGCTCGGCGTTGTTGGCGTAGCCGCCGACAGCGAGGACGGTCACGACGCCTCCCATAGGGTCGGGGTGCGGCCGAGGTCCCGGTTGGACCACAGGACCTCGGTGGCGATCGGCAGGGTCGAGGAGCGGCCGTTGCTCGATCGGCGCACCACCTGGCGCTCGAGCCGGTACCAGCCGGCGTAGAGGTCCTCGTCGTAGAGCTGCGAGGGGTAGCCAGAGACGATGACGGTGCCCGAGTACTGCCGGGCGGCCTCGGCGAGGCGGCGGTGGTCGTCCTCGCCCTGCATCTCGTGGGCGTAGTCGCCGCCCGGGCGACGGCCGTCGCGGTAGCTGGTGCGGGTGGCGTCGAGGTAGGGCGGGTCGAGGTAGGCGACGGCGTCGGTGGCGTCGTTGCGGGTGAGGACGTCGACGGCGTCGCGGTTGTCGATCGTGACGTGGCGGAGCCGTTCGGCGATGGCCATGAACCGGTCGACCCGGTTGGCCATGGAGCGGGCGTTGTTGGATCCTCGGAGGATCGAGGTGGAGAACCCGGTGGCGTTCGTGCCGGTGGAGGCGAAGCTCATGGAGGTCCTCGCCCACCAGCGGCGGGCCCGCTCGAGGTCGTCGACGTCGTCGGTCACCAGGTCGGGTGAGCAGAGGTCGAACTCTCCGCGGGCGTACGGGGTGAGCCGGCACACGCGCTCCAGGTCGCCCGGACGGTCGCGGAGTACTCGGAAGAAGGTGACGACGTTGCCGTCGACGTCGTTGAGGATCTCGTGGGTCGCTGGCAGCTTCGTGAGGAGCACGGCAGCGGAGCCGGCGAACGGTTCGACGTAGACCCGATGGGGCGGGATCAGCGACGCGATCCACGGGGCCAGACGGCCCTTGCCGCCGTAGTAGGCGAACGGCGGCCGCATCAGAACTCCTCCTCGACGGCGTCGGCCGCCAAGGCCTCCGCCTCGGCCTGACCGAACGCCGGCGCCTGCAGCTCCGCCAGCAGCGACGGCGCCGGCACCCGGTAGCCCTTCGCCTGCGGCGCCTCCCCGGCGCACTCCTCGAGGAGCCCGGCCAGACACGCGGCCTCGAGGTACTTCCCGACGACCGACGGCGACACCTTCAACACCTCCGCCGCGGCGCGCTTCGACGGCCAGTAGCCGCCCGACTCGGCGCACGCCGCTGCGACGTCGGCCGGGTTGTAGCGGCGGACCTCGCCGGCCTCCCGGGTCGCCTCCTCGGCCTTGAGGACCCGCTCGTCCCACCAGCCCGTCCGGACGTCCCACTGAATCGTGAACTCGTCACCCGACCCCCCGCGGCGCAGGAAGTAGATGTCGACGATCCGGCGCGCCTCGGCCCGACTGAGGCCCTTCTTCTTCCAGTCCGCCTCCTTCCGGAAGTGCGGCATCAGCGTGACGCGGGTCGATGCCCAGTCAGCGAGCCGCGACGAGCCCCGCCACAGGTCCTCCGGCTCCCGGGCGTCGGCGACCTTCGAGATGTGGTGCACGATCAGGATCGCGACACCGGTCCGCAGCGAGATGCCGCGCAGGACGTCGAGGGCGGCCTGGACCTCGCGCTTGGAGTTCTCCTCGCCGTCGAAGAACACGGCCCACGGGTCGATCACCAACAGGTCGATGTCGTGGGCGACGATCGTGGACTCGAGCCGGTCGGTGACCTTCGCGACGTAGGCCTCCGACGTCCACGACAACCCGGTCTCGGGGTCGCGGTCGTTCGTGCGCATCTTCTCGATCCGGATCGCCCACGAGTCGAACGTCTCCGCGACACGCTCGGGCATGGCGTCGCCGGTGAGGAACCGCCACCGGGACTCCGAGCCCCACGGGTCGAGCTCGCCCTGCGCGATCAGGGTGCGGGCATGGCGGCGCACCTCGAGCCGGCCGAGGAACTTGCCCTCACCGCGGTCGAGGAGGGTGGCGAGGTTGTAGGTGAACCAGGACTTCCCGACGGCACGCGGGGCGACCACGACCGACAGCTCGCCCTTGCGGAGGAACCCCTCGATCAGCTCGGGGGGCTCTGGGGCGGGCTGGTCGACGATGTCGGACACCCACCGCACCGAGAAGGTCGGGTCGAGGCCGGGGGGTAGGAACCGCTCGACGATCTCGGGGCGCGCCAGGAGCCGGCCGAGGAGGATCTCGGTCGCTTCGTCGGGTTCGTCGCCGGGTTCGAGCTCCTCCTGGAGGGCGGCGAGCTCCTCGAGCTCGTCCTCGTCGAAGGGGGCGTCGTGGATCACCGGTACCGCCTCACAGCGTCCGCGACCCGGCGCGCGACCGCTCGGGGCCGTTGCCCGTTGTCGAGCGACAACAGGGCACCGACGAGGAGCCGGCGCAGGTGCTGGTCGACCTCGAGGTCGTCGAGGTCGGTCTCGTCGGCGCGGTCGGCGTCGAGTTCGGCGGCGCGCGTTTCGTCGCCTTTTGCGAGGGCTTTGGCCGACTGGTTGAGGGTGTCGGTCATTTGGTTGAGGAGAGCGTGGCGTTTTTGGATGAGGGCGGTGCTATTCATAGCGTCCAGCCCTTCCCAATTGGAGGCGTAAGGCATAGTTTGTGTTTGTTTGCAACCCCACCCCCGACCCCTCCCCCAATGGGAGGGGGGCGGAGAGGCTTAGTGTTTGTTTGTTTGTTTTTGTGCCGGTGCGCTGCGCTTTATCGGTTTAAGGCAGATAATGGTCGTATTGTCGGGTTTTTCGTTGTAGCAGGTCGTAGCGGGGATGGGTTCGGCGGCTGGTTATGGGGGTTTCGTCAGGCTTGGGCGGTGCTTCGGATTTTTGTTCTGATTTCCAGGCTTCGAAACTGCGT